ATATTAATTATTTTTTGCAATAAAGCATAAGGAAAATAATGATAAGTAAAAATATTTTTAGTTTATATGATTTAATTTCAGCGCTCGCTTTACAAATTAAATAGGCTTTATACCACCCCATTTTATCTTCTCTAAGTCCTTGTATATTGGTTGTAAGTCTATGAGCCCATAAAGGGGCCCCTTCCCAGTTCTTAAAATTTTCTGTATCGGATAAAACCTGGACTATAAGAGGTTCATGATATACAAGAACATTTTGTTCTGAAAAATAAAAAGCATCAACATGTCCAATAAAATTTTTACTTAACATTAATTTTTGCATGTCACTTCTAGAATTTTTAGATATAATCTGAGCTTGAGTGTGAGCCATTGGGTGTGTTTCGTAAAACATTTTATTTTTCTTAGTAAAAAAACCAAGCGAACCCATTGAAATAACGGTAAAATTGTTAGAACCTATGTAATTGTCTATTTTTTTATAATGGATCGGATTATAGTTTAGAACTTCCGCGTCGTCTTCGAGAATGATTATATTATTGTAATTTTTAGAATATTCAAAAGCGGTATAATAAGCATGAGTTAAATCTTCAACTGTTCTTTTAATACTATCGGGTTTTTTACAAGCCTTGAAACCTTTATTGTACTGATATACTGTTTTCTTTGATAAATTTAAAAGAAGATTGTCTTTTTTAAACCTATTAGAATCTTTCATTGTTAAAACAATTGTTAAATCTACATTTTTGAATAATGGATTTTCACTTTCCGCAATATTTTCATATGAATAACAATTTGTCATTTATTAATATGAAATTATTTAATTTTTGATTTATTTATCTATCTCATTTCTGGAGAAATATATCCATATCCAAGAAAATCGAAAATGTCTCGTTCTGTTTTTGGAAATTCCTTATTTATCGAGCTCATATACTCGGTTTGTGTTACTTTTGGACCAGCGGTAGACTTTTTCGTTAAGTTTTGCTCATTTAATGAATATCCTTTTTCAAGGGCAAATTTTCTCATCTTGACGTTAAATTCTTTAGAACCAGTTGTGAATAATATAGCAAATGGAAAAGTTTCTTTAGGATGATAAAAAATATCAAGATGGCGATAATATTCGTCTATACTTGCCACCGCCATTATTTTGGTCGGTCCCTTTGCAATAATGTCAGACGGTTTTATTATGTTCCGTTTTACAAGATTGTTGTAAAAAGTTGTCATTACTCTCGGATTCTTTGTGTCTGTTGTTATCAAGGCATCAATGTCTCCAGAGTCGGGAGTTTTTCTTCTATAAGAACCAGCAAGAATAAGTTCCCCTGTTATAGAAAGTTCAGTCATTGTTTCTGCAAAGATATCTTTTAGAATTTCATTCCATTCGTCCATTTCTTTTCTAGGAATTCTAAGCATAAGATCGTCATAATGTTTTAAACCTATGGCCTGTTTATCATTTAAGATTTCTTTGTTTATCGAATATAGGTATTTAAGTTCTTCTACTGTGGTTATTTCTTCAGTATCATATATTTTGCCGGCGGTAGAGGGTCCAACGTTAGGAATTTTAGTTAAATTTTCAATTGCAAGAGCCCTTGGATCTTGCTTTGTAAGTGATATTCCATCGGTCTGTCCAGTTTTTAAGATGCTGTCTATTTTCTGTAGTATAGAACTTTTCCAATTTCCATTCTTTGCTTTAAAACTTTCTTCTCCAGCCAATTTCATATCACCATCACGAAGAACCTTAATATAATCTTCTACAGATTTTAATTCCATATTATCCTTCAATATTTCGTTAGCCTGTTTGTAACTTTTAACTTTGAAAGTCCAATTTGCTTCTTTTTCAGAAACTATTTTGGCAATAAGTTTAGATAAAATAATTTTGACGTCTTTTACTGGTATTTTCATTTGTTTAGGAACAGGCATGTCATCGCGTATTCCTCTATAAACAGGGTGACGCGGTACACCCTCCTTTGTCATTTCCATATAACTAAAAGAAATTATACTTCCAATCGGGATATAGTCTGATGAATTTACATTTTTATAATTTTCCCGCTGACTATCATTTAAACCTGTTCCTATTTGAGTAAATATGCCATTTGGTTTACCATCTGTGATCAGTTCGCATTTCAAAGAACCAAGCATACCTTTATATTTCCCGTCGCCCGGAATGTATTCTCTGAGTATACACTCAGCATCCTCTTTGATTTTATACTTAAGCATATATTTACTTCTTTTAGTTTGATAAGGAGATCCAGGTGCTCTCAACATTATACCTTCAGCGCCTTCAGAAGTTAATTTAGTGTATAAATTAACGAGTTGTTCCATAGATTTAATTTTAACTTGTTCTGTAAACTGAAGAGGAAATATTTTTTTACCAGGATAAACTAGTGAATTCCAACAAATTTTACGATCTTTTACAATTGTCTGAAGAAAAGACATTCTTTTTTCAAACGGTCTAGAATCATTTGGTACATCAAAAACTTTAAAAATAACAGGAGGTTCGGTGTCTCCGGTCCATATTTTTTCAATTTGTTCTTCGGTGTAACTTTTTCCGGGTTTAAGCGTTGAAAGTCTACTGGTTTTTTGAAAAAGTCCTCTTCCTATCCAAATTTCTCCGTCCAATGGTATACCCGGTGGTAATGTATTTTTAAACCATTCTGGGATATATGTATAAACTTTTGGTTTACCAACACCTGAACCACGCGATATCATTTTTTCTCCGTCCCATAAGGCTCGTATTCCGTCCCATTTTTCTGATGCCCACCAACCAATGGGTGGTTCTGTTATATTTAATTTTTTTGACATCTCATCTGTAAGTTTGATTATATCACCTGATTTATTATCGTACAAATTTTGAGCTGTCATCACCTTTAAGTTATCTACGTATGTTTTATCATCGCTTTTAGAAATTATCTGAATTTCAGGGTAAACAGCTACGTAATTTGCGTCGCAATTGTTTTTTTCTTTGTATCTAGCAAAATCATCTAAAGAGTCAAAACCTGATTTAAGAGCTAATTTTACAAGACATTCTTTAAGTTTTTCAACTTGCATAATATCATTGTATATATTTTATTTTTATATAATAATATTAGGTTATGTATTTTTTTGTAATTTAAGGCGTAGTTAAGTCTGATGTTATTATGTTAATATCTGCAATAGTCATAACGTTTTTTAAATTTGATATTATCTCTTCTTGAGAAGGTCGCCGAGAATATTTGTTTTGAAAAGTAGATATGAAATTAGAAACTTTGGCTGCTTTTTCGGTGTATTCTTCCTTTTCGATTATTATTTTTTCGTATTTAATTTTTTCGGCCATGTCTATTTCTATTAAATTATCCGGTCGTTTAAATACTGAATCTTTTAAAGTGTTTATTTCGTTAAAAATTTCAGGTTTAATAAGTCTATTAAAATTTTTATTTTTTCGAATAACATCATGTTTATCTATTCCAGTAGTCAGATGTTTCTTAAACATTTCCAATATATTTTTATCTATCCCCGGACATGTTTCCATTAATCTATCAAACTCGTCTCTAGAAGTTTTCATAAAATAGTTTACATCCGGACGTTCTTCAGGAGCCTTTATAAGTTCAATTCTGATACTTCTATGAAACTTATCCCATGCTACACTAGCCGACCTATGACTCTCGGTTAATTCGTTTAGTTTTAAAAATTGACCAACCGTTGTTATTATACCTGCCAATATATTAACACTTCCAATAGCAATGGAACAAATGTCCTGATACTCTTCTGGAAATCTTTCTAATGCAAAATTAGCTGTACCGGTAAGTGTAGACATAATAATAACAGGGATAGTGAACATATTTCTTTTACTAGAATATTTTAAATAAGATTTATCGTGAAGCCATTTATAACACGATGCTTTATCTGCCCAATCTACAAAAATAGCATCATGGTGAATTTCCCAGGGCGTGTGTTCCTTATAATTTTCCAGCGAAGACATTTATGTTAATATTTTAAAATAAATTATTTAGTAAAGATTAACTTAAAATGTCAGAGGAAAAATTTATTAAAATTGAAGATTATAAAAATGATATAAATAGGATTATTGAAGAAATTAACGATAAATGTATACAATTAGACATTATCTATAAAAAATACATAAAACAAATTGAAACAAATTCAGACTTTACAATGTCTTTAGATACATTATTTTTTCAAATAGCCATGACAAAAAGAGATGCTCAAAATTATAAAGATTTATTTAATCTTTTTTTGTATCAGATGTATGGGCAATATTATAAATTATTCATAAAAATTAAAGGAAGTTATATAGATAACATTGACATAACAGAAAATATACCAAGTATAGATTTTTCACCGTTTGATGATATACATTATAAAGTATACACTTTTGAAGAAATTAGTAAAATACACGATACTATAGTTAATATAATTAAACTTTCCAAGAATCATGTATCAAAAAATGAATATGAAATCGAAGATGATACTGTAAGAGTTAACAAAGGTATAGGAATAGATAATTTAGTTTTTGAAAAACAACATCATACTCAGATACTCATAAATAAGAATACGTTACATAACGAAATGCTAAATAAATTATACAAATATCAAGAAAAATCTTTATCTAGAATAATGTTAAAACTTAAGTTATTGTATTTTCAGATTGTATCTGATATTCAATTTGAAAGTTTCAATTACACATCTACATCGTCGGCTAGAGAATCGATAACAAACGCACTAGATAGTAAACTTAAAAATGTTGCACATCGACAAAATTTTGAAAATTTACTAATGGAAGAGTTCAAAGATGACAAAAACAATCGCTTTTCTAAAATTATTAAATTTTTTAACAAGTTCTGTATTTACACTTGATTATATTTATCATAAGACTTAATAGTATTTGGAACAAGGTTTGTAATCAGACCTTTAATTGCATCAGAATATTCTTTAATTTCTGACTGGGCGTTATATGCAGATCTAAGACGAATAAAGTTAAGAAGATTATGAAGATCAATACTCCAATAAAACTCTGTATACATATTTTGCGGAAGTCCAATTCTTGCAATCTCACGAGAAACTCCTTTACTAATGAGAAGATTATAAGTATTATATTGTTTCATAGAATTATCCATATAAGTCTGAAACAATTCATTAGTGTTTTTACATTCTATTTTATTTCCAGACATTTGCTTATTCATTTTACCCTGATCATAAATAGCTTTGGGGTAGTAAAATTCCGGTTCAATAACAGAATATCTTCCAGAGATTTCGTTAACACTTGCCATGCGATGACGAATCCATTGTCTTTGTACAAAAATTGGGGTCTTTACGTGAAATTTAAATTTTACCATTTCAAAAGGACTGGTATGTTTATGACGAATTAGAAAATCAATCAATTTGACATCTTTTTCTGGAGTTTTAATACCTTCGTTTAGTGAAACTCTTGCTGCTTGAATAATGGCATGATCGCACATCAAAGATTTACAATTATCAGGGATTACACGTGGCATAACATCCACAATTTTTACAAAGCCGGCGTTTCCAAGAAAAGAAATTTTATTTTTCAAATTTACAACTCTCGATGTGTTTACGAAAGACATAATGGTTATAAATATAACTATTATATTCTCTTAAATAGATTTAAAAAGATACTGTAGTTGTATTTATACAAATGACCTTATTTATCACTATCAATCCAGAAAATGATTATTACTGGAAAAATCATCCCACTTACACCAAAGCACGACATAACGAAGACCTT